AGAACGCGGCCCAGCACCGCATTAATTCATCTTTTCGCCGCCGACTGTACTTGGTGGATTCAAGCCAAGTATTAAAGCTCACATCCAGATCGGCTGGGAGAGGCGAAAGATTCCGAGCACACCACCGTTTCGCGAACCGATTAAGGCGTTCACGAGTGGGCCGGTCTGCATCAGGGTGTTTGTAGGCCGTACGCTTAAGTACGCCCGCGAGATTTGATGCCGTATCCGACAAATCGGGAAAGGGCATTTTATAACCGATCAAGTGGCAACCGAGTGTCATGCACATCGGCGGGCGTCGGTCCAGATTACTCCACTCATAGAGATCGATGGTGATGCCGTCTTTAACAGCAAACGTACCATCGTTCATTTTTCCAATCTTTGAGTCGAATTCTCCAAACCGATACCCATACGCCACGACCGGCCTCACAGGCGGACCCAGTTTAAATCGCAATCCGGAAAGCGCATCAGCGCCAGTTGCACGACAAACAATCGGCAAGTGTTGGCAACAATATCGAAGCCAGCTTCCAGTTCGCGATTCAAATTAATCTGAGTCTGCGTCTTGGCAAACGCCATGGTGTCGTCGAACGCCGATCTCATTGACTCAACCGTAGTGAACCGGTTAGCGAGTTTGGGCGTGCGAAGCGCAATCAGCATCTCGTACGAAATGTAGACCTTACGAGACAAGACAACACCATCGATGCATTCCGTCAAACGGTATGCGAGGTACTTTGCGTCAGGCTCAAAATCGTCAGAATCGACAGGTACAGTCTTAAAAGTTACATGTCGACGATCATTTCGCCACTTACGCGCAGTGTACACAGAACCGAGCAACCGATACTGCTTATAGTCGGGCCGGACACGGAAATAGCTCAGTACAACCGCAAACAACGGGACAGAGCCAAGAAACAACGTGGCCAGAAATGCCAACACACCGTATTCAACCAGCTGATCGGGCTGGGCGGGTGTTACATCCGACGAAAACAGCTCGCTCACTGCCTCGTTGTGCCGACGACGCACGCCGCCAAAGGCGTATTCAAACGCCGATGACAGTCTTTCGCTGACATAGTCAAATCCAAAGTCCATATTGAACGTGGGCACGTCAAACTCGGGGCGAAAATCATATGAAGAATATGCTCGCACTTCCGGGACGGCTGTTTCACGCATGAACAAAGGAGTGACCGCAACAGCGAAGGCGCCGAAGACACACAAGTAGAACAGTGTGAATGCGACAATTGCCGTGTACTTTTGACACCGACGTTCCGGAATCAAGCGGTTTGTGCTAAGCTTGAGGTCACCATAGCACTGCTTCGCGATAAACGGAACATTTGGGTCAAGGACATCGTCACCTTCTTGGACAACAACCTCTTCAGCGACAGCTTCGATGACTGGCGCTGGAGCAGCGGCTGGTTGGGCCACTGCTGGCATCGGGACAACAGGCACAGGAGCGGCCGGAGGGTGACCGCCAACATTGACATTAATATCAAACGTGTGCTTGTTCTGCTCGCGGAATCGATCACCGCGAGGGCCTTGTTTCTGCTTGCAAACCAATTTGTGGGCGCTGAGATCTTTTCGCGCAAACTTCACATGGCAGCCATAGCAGTCGACCAATTCATTTTGGTCTCGAACCCGATTTTCCGGACGCCCTTGGGCTCCGGCTGGTACTTGCGCACTTGCGGCAGTTGCAGCTGCGGCATTTGCGGGGTTGCCAGTGGCAATAGAAGAACTCGTTGAACTCATCTTTGCCTGTGTTATTTAAAGTTACAATCTTCGACAGCGGTTACTC